TTCTTCACTCATCTTGGTAGCATGCACCACACCATCGTTAGATAGTGAGCGCACATGTTCTTTAAATGCGTGATATCCATCTTCTCCTAGTAAAATCTTCATAGCTGAGATAAGAGCAGTGGTATTTCCTTTATCCGCTTCTCCCCACAATTCGACTAATTCCCAGTTATCTAACGCGCTGTCTTTAATTTCAATTTCTAAACCTGTTTTTGTTTTACCCTTCATTGTTTAATTCTCCTATGCAGTTGGCGCTTGATAGTAATCGTATGATGTGTTCCCATTAGCATCAAGCATAGCACTAAGTGTTACATCATAGCCGATTGCAGAATCTTTCTTATAAGCTAAGTCTCCAAGTTCTGTAATCTTAGCATTTGGCACAACGATACGAGATAGTGTTCCATCCAGCATGACAGTATCAATAACCCATGCATTAGCAACTGGCTCTAATGCATTATGTTTAACTGTCATTGATGCTGTTGTTATTCCATCTAACTTACCTGTAACATTCTTTTCACCATAAACAGCCTTCTGCACAATATCGCTAAGTGTTTCAATCATCTTAAATTTAAACGATTCTTTATACTCCGTTTGAACAGTTGTTACTACACCACCGCCCCATTCTTTAATATCATTAGAGCTTCGTGATTGTGATCGCGTTAAACCATCCTCAGAAATGTATCCTACACCTTTAAATGCTGCATCTAAAGCAGTCTTTGCATCTGTAGGCAATGTAGTTCCAAGCGGAGCATAGTAGATAGCACCTGTTATTTTAGGGCTGCTCGTTGAAACGTTTGTTGCTTTATTTGTATTTGCTTCTGCCATATTATTCCTCCATAAATTGTCTTGTTACAACAGAAAAAACCGCTTGATAGCGGTACTCTTTCGTTGAAATATTTGTAAAATTGTAATCGTTAATAAGACGTATAGATGATAGTCCTCGTACACTTGCGTAGACCATTATCTTTTTAATTTTCTCATTTAATTGAGCCGCCTTCAATAACGATGGTGCGTGTGATTTAATTGCAATCGTTGATGTTGTCACCCAGTCTTTACTGGCTGTTCCTGTTTTCTCGACAATCACATACTCATCAGGAGCGCTATTAGGTCGCTCCATATAGGCTTTAATACCTTTGCTATTTAGCAGTTTAATAATTTCTGATTCGACCATTTCTACCCCTGTGTGCTTTTTAAAAGCGTGTTGTTTTCTAGATTATCCTCTTTTGCCTTATCGCTGGCGGCTTTGACAAGAGCTGTAACACGTCCATCTTTTGATGAATGCATTACTTTATACTCGTAACCTTCTCCAGCTCTTGAAACCTGCCTACGTGCCAGCTCTTCGATATAGCCCTGCACTGCAGGACAGCGAAGTAACTCACCTACGCCAGCTCTATTAATCTCCAGACGTTCTAAAACACCTTTACTCATAGCGCTCTACGTAGTACTTATCATTCCAGCGTAATGGGATCATCTTATCAATGCCCTTTTGAGGCAACGAAAACACATGCCAGCGATAATCATAAAATTCTACAATTGCATCAGTCCATACATGCTCATCCCCTTTAGGAATGCCAAGTTGATACTGTGCCTTTTTGCCATATAGATTAGTAACATCTAAATTTTCTTGTGAACCTACTGGAGCAACAAGAACATCATCAACTTCTATCGGCTCTCCATCCGTGTAGATGGGTGCATTGAAAGCGTCTGTCCCAGTCTTAACTTTAGGAATGATTTTAACAGTAATTCCCTTAATGGATGCCATATAGGTCCACCATTCCAAAGCGCTGGCGTGTTAAGCCTAAACGCTTTAAGTCCTTCTTCAAAATAGACATTCCACCACCTGTATTCACATATGTTCCTGACCATGAATAACCAAGTGCGGATTGTGATTCTTGTGATAGAGTACTGGCATTATCAGATGATAACTGATCTAAATATCGAGAGATAATATCTACAACTACAGACTTCACTACGTTTGGCAGTATTTCACCCTTAGCAATCATTTTATCTAAGTCTTTGCCAACCCTTTTAGCTTCTTGACGGAGTGAATCAGAAACAATTGGCAATAACGCCTCTACTTGTTCCTGTTCTGCATTTGATAAAGGTTTCCAAATAGTATTGACATCATTTACGCTTGCTAGGTTGTTTGCCATCCTTTACCACCTTCTTCTCTTTAGTAGTTACAGGAGACGGTTCTTCAACCGCCTCCCATACGTCACTAATTAAAATAGATGAAACATCAATCACACGTCCGTTTTTAATGTTTCTATACTGCATGATTAAGCCTTAGCAATCTTTTTGAATGATGCGTTATCTAAGATTCCCCATCCGACGTAAGTTTCTGCACGTAGTACAATCTGATTTGTACGCTTTAGGTCACCCTGTCCGTCTGGATCACCATACTCGATGATTTCACATGGTACATTTTCAGTGTATCCCCACTTAAATGCATTTTGGAAGTCACCGACAACGGCTAAGTCTTTGGATGTGCCAAATGAAACTGTATTGTTCACATCTGATGCCATACCATAGAACGCTTCTGGATTTTGTCCGAAACGGAACTCAGGATACTGCACTACACCATTAACCTTAAGTTTGGACAATGCTGCGCTGAAGGCCGGAGCCATTGCGATACCTGTTACAACGCCATCCTCACCTGTGATAGCCTGTACAGCAGTATCAATATCTTCATCTTCCTTACCTGCAGTTGTTGTAACTGTAGCAATTGAAGCCATGTCGAAGTTCTTAGCCGCTAAGCTAGATACAGCAGTCTTTGTAGAAGGATTAACACCGTGGAAAGCACAAATATCTAACGCACGTGCAATCTTTGCTGCAAAGCCATCCACAAATGCTTCCAAATAAGGAAGTTGTTGTTCTTCAGACATCTTAGTAAATTCGTTAGTCAAACGATGTTGATAAACAAATTTAACTGGTGTGATAGTTACAGGGTTAAAACTAGCATCACCAGCAGAATTCTGCTCACCTTCGCCTACGATAGACGCTTCACCATCCATTGCAAAGACCATTTGTGTATTGCCTGAAAATGGAATTGGTGTTTGTCCGGATAACTTAGCAAGAGATGAATGTCCCTTAGCTTTTGAAAATACTTCTGATACTAATTCTGCTGGAAATAGGTTTGTTGATTTTGTAATAGCTGTCATATTTTTTATTCTCCTTTAAGTGATTTTGCTAATGCTCTAACTGCAGCATTCTTTCCATCGCTATGCTTCTCTTCTTGATCAGCAAGCGGTGCAATAGGCTTGTTTTTGCCAATCAGTTTTACAAGAGATTCTGCATCTTTTCGAATATCATCTTCTGAGTCTCCGGATAATCTTGACGCCATTTCATACGGTAGTCCTGTCTCATGAGCAATTCGCGTTTTTACCGAGGCGGTCTCGTAGCTCTTGATCTTACTGTCTCTTTCTGTAATTTGACGGTCGAAATCAGCGTACTTTTTAGCAGAAGATTCAGCTTCTTTTGTCAATGAAGCAATCTGCTTGTCATAATCTCCCTTAATCTTGGAAAGATCATCAGGACTTGTATATTCTTCGTATTTTTTTGCTAGCGTTTCACGCTCTCTCCCTAGTCTATCCTTGATTAGATTGTCTAACTGTTCCTGTGTTGTGATTGGTGTAAAATCTGCCATTTTATTAAGTCTCCTTTTCTCCTCTTCAATCCGTGAGGTATACGTAAGTGATGCATATCTAAAAAGACGACCATTCATAGTCGCCTTAGTAGAATACTTTTTGTTTTCTGCGTTCCTTTGTTTTCTTACATGACCAGAACGCAAAAATCATTGACTCCATCAGAGATACATCGACTGTATCCTTAATGGACTTAAAACCAAAACCGCCGTTGCTACCAATCGCACGGCGTTGCACATTTGAAACTGATTGAGTTAGTGATGGTTGCCCTTTGTGACATATCAGTTTTTGATCTAAACATTGTTGGAAAAGTGCATTAGCTTCAATGACCTCTGATACTTTAGGAAAGATTGGTTCCTTCTTAATTCCAGCCTCTTTCATCGCGTCCGCAAGTAGCTGTTGCCCACTTGCTCCGTCTATTACTACATTCTGTAGTTCTGCTTGCTTTAAGAAACGAGTCAACCATCCTAATCCATTACGTTGCGGTTGGCAATCTATACTCTCAACAAAGATTAAATCATTTGTCGTTTTAACCGCAACACTTAATGCTACATTCTTGCCATCTGCACCAAAGCGGACACCTGCATACAGTTTTCCTTTGAACTTAGGAAGCTTATCGACAAGTAATTCCTTCCATTGTGATTCGCTGATATCTGATTTCAGATTTAACTTAGTCCAGTATCCTAAACGCTGAATGTTGAAGTCTAATTCATCTTCGCCAATTTCGTCACGTATCTTACGCTCAGTTAAAATTGTACCCAGTGACGGATTTGTCTCATACCATGCATCAACATCATTTACATCTGTCATGCTCTCAACAGACCATTCAGCCCAGCCAGTATTGCTTGTTTTGCCTGCCAATGTGTTCTCGCGCATATGTGTAAATACTGTACCAGAGGATACCATTGTAGGCGGTGTCCCGCAGAATATCGTCTGTGGATTTGGAGATGAAGAAACAACGTACTTCAGTGTAGTCTCTTGATCATTCTGATATTCCTGTGCCTCATCAATGATGAGTAGATCATATCCTTCACCAAGTCCACCCTTAGATGTTCTTGTTCTGAATGATGCAAGTCCACCACCTTCTTTCATCTCGATTTTTTCCAAGCCATATTGACGAGTTACTATGAAATCTTCTTTTTCTTTGTATCCAGCTTTGGCCATAATGTCATATAGACGGCTAAAGGCTGAACTAGACGTTGGCGTTCTGTGCGCTGTATGTAGGATACGTTCCCCTTTAATTAAGCCATAAATCTCACGTATGGTAATAACTTCGTTCTTACCATTTCTTCGCGATACAGCATATCCAAACTTTGAATGCACCCACAGTTTTTCATCATCATAGGAAAGTAAGTCATAGATCAATAACTTCTGCCAGTCCTGTGCTTTACGTTTTGATTTCTCATATAGTTTAATTGCTTCTTCTCCATACGTTTTATCGTATGGCAATATAACGGATTGAGTTGGTGTCTGGCGGCCTAATCTTTTAGGTTCTGCCATAACTCCTCCCTATCCGTTTCTTATCATTGGTGGCCCAGTCGCCTGCAATTTACACATATTAAACCTCCGTAAAATAAAAACACCGCAATTTTGCGATGTCTTATTCCATACCTGCTAATCTATATTGCTCATGAATCCATTCTTGCTCTTTTTTAAAAGCATCTATTGCTTCCTGAGGCGCATCTTCTTTAAATTTACCGCCAGCCCTATAGGGTTTATAAATCTCTTCGAGTTTTCTTATTTCTTCCGGAAAATACAATACCATTTTATCACCTCTTTAAAAGCATTGATGTATTATACTCAGCTTCAACTTCATCATACTTCCCTGCAAAATACATCTTTTCTGCATAATAGCTGATTTCGCCTACATTTTCATCCGTAATCCCTAGTGTGTCAAGTTTTTTCTTGCATTCTACACGTAAGTCATTAAGATACGCATGATGATTTTTCGACGTGATTTTATCGTGTTTTTTTTCGTATTCTTGTGCTTGCTTGCAATGATACATTTCATGAAATGGTGTCGAGTATGGGTCTTTCTCAGCAGCATGACCCTCTTGTAATAGGATTAATTTCTTTTTATCGCCAATAACAGGTGTATATGAAATCAAGTTATTAACAACGTCATAATTTGCTAAAGCAAAATGAATCTCTGAACCATCTGCAATTAAGACAGTCGGTTTTTTACCTTCATCAATATTAATTTTCTTTATAGCAGTTTCCGTTGCCTTACTGATATTATGCAGAGCTTTAGGTTTAATCA